CTGGTCTTATTACTATCGTTTCATTTCTTAAACAACTCATTTATTTATGTATTTATGCTGGTAAAATATTCGGTCTGTAAATCATTGTGTTATTAGGGTTCTTAATAACTGGCATAAATTGACTCATTCTTGTCTCTGCCCATCCATCTTTCATTGAGTTGATCATAGTTGTTCTTACTCCCTCTGGGTGGTAAGGACTTCTTAAACCTTCTACAATACCTGTAATGTCTTGTGCTGAACGTACATAGTTCAACTTAACGTTGTCATTACCTGCTGTTTGACCTAAATCCATAATGTGATATTCATATGAACGTGCCATTCCAACAACTGGGTGACGTACAGGTGTTCTGTCTTCATCATCAAACATTGGCTCTAATCTAAAGTCAATATAGAATCCTGAAGGGTGTAAATAACGTCTGAAGCTATTACCGAATCCTAGATTCTCTCTAGAACCGAATAACTCACGGTTATCTACGATTTTCCAAGAAGTTGCTTTCTTAGCAATTTCATCATGTGCTTGTTTAAGTCCGTAAACTCCAGAACTAACAACATAATGAGTTTTGTCAGATGATTTCTTACCTGTTCTTAATCGTAAGATATGGTCAGTAAATTCATCAATATCAAACGAGTTATAATAGTTCAAGTTAGCTCGCTCCATTTGTTGCATGAAACCAGGACCTTGAATTACTTTCTCACCTGAGTGACGGTCGATATCATCATAACCTCCTTGCTGGTTCATGTTGTCACGACCCCAAAGCATTGTCTTGTTCTTTAATTCCTTAAAGTGAATATCGTTTACCCATGTATCATAATGTTCCCATGTGTTCATTAGTCCACCATCTTCGTTCTTCCATGCGAAAGCAACAGGTCGGTGAGCCATATCTCCACCAGCTTCTCTTTCAACACGAGTAGAACTCCAGTTAAATGTGATAGCGTAAGGAGAAGTATAATGAACTTTAGCACCCTTCATAGAGCGAGTCAATGGTACAGATGCACCGTCTCTACTCCAAGTAGTTCCTCTTTTCAACTCATCTCTAGGGATGAACATGTTAGCAGGTCCGAATACTTCACACTCATAAGCGTAATTAGTACCTTCTTGTGCTGGGCCATTGATAATCTTTACTCTGTATCGGTCATTAAGACCTACGATTTCGTGTACTTCACTGAACAAAGGATCAGCAAATACCATAGTAAATCGCGATTTGTTATGTCCAACTCTGTTCATATCATCTGCTCTGTATTCTACTAAGCGAGTATTACCTCTAGCTTCTCCGTAGATACGGTAGTTGATTGGATCATCTGTTGGTTTTACTTCTACATTACCTCCTAACATTTTGTTAAGGTATGTATCTAGTGCCATCCCTGAAGAGTTAACACTGTGAAGATAAGTTAGAGTATCGTCTCCCCACACTGGGTCAATTGCTCTAATCTTTAATAGGTTGTTCTTAGTGGTCAATCCTGACCACCCTGGTTCTGGTCGGTATAATTTACCGTTTAAATCTACTGCCATTTTTAGCTTAATTTAAATTGAGTTAATGGTGATTTTCTTGTTTGTACTACTCCCTTAGGTACTAAATTTCTTCCGTTTTTCATTGCCTTCTCCAACTCTTTGACTGCGTTAGTGGTACTGTGCTTAGCAGCTCCTTTAGCCTCTTTACCTACCCTCTCTGAAAGGATTAGATAAGTCAGCTCAGCTAGTAAAGTTGAATCTTTTTGTATAGCATCCTCTAAGAAAGATACAGGTCTTTGATAACCGTTCTCCTCAACAATTCTGACAGGCTCGATTACATTCTTAACGATATCAGCTTGTAGGTTTTTATTTAGCTTGTATCTATCAGTTAATGAAGTGCTTACGTTTTGGGTTACCCCTTCCTGCCATTCCGCCATGGCTCTTTCTCTTTCTTTTTTATTTATTTCAATATCAGCTTTCTCTCTTTCCAATGATGCTTTAGCTTCTTCGATCATACGCTTCTTAGCAATATCACCTTCTAACTTAAGCATATCAGTATCTTCAGCTGCTTCTAACCTTTTAGTAATGTAATCATCTCCATATCCTGAAGACTTTAAATCTCGCCTCATGAGATCTTTAAGGACATCAGTGTCCTTAGTGTCTCCAATCTTCTCAAGTTCGGTTAAACTCATAATAGCATCTCTACTAGTTTCTGTGTTTAAACCTTCATTAGAAGCATTGATTAGCGCTTTAATATTATCAGGTAAACTACCTACGTAGTCTTCTATAATAACATCATCAGATGCTCTAAATGCGTTAGTCAAATCATCGAAACTAGCAATTTCTTCAGAGCTATCTAGTATCTTGTTCTCAACTAACATATCAGCTAATAGTTTAGCGTAATTAGCATCTCCTTCTTTCTTATCTTCTTCCTCGTCAGATATAATATCCTCTTCTCCTTTTTCAGCTATATTCTCTAGCTCTTCCTCTGTAGCTGTTTCTACTACAGGTTTTGCAATGGGTTCTAAAGTCTTCTCAGTATCATCCGATACTTCCTCTTTAACAGTATCACTTGCTCCCCCATTAAGAGAAGCAAAATCCTCTGCTGTCATTCCCATATTTATTTCCTCAGCCATTTATATTGATTTTAACTATTTAAATTTTTTTACTTACAATAACACCAGAACTGCATTCAAACACTGGAAAACAGTGTTAAAACACTCGCTGAGAGTAAATCTAAAAGAAAATAAACGAAATTTCTAAGATTTTGATGTTGGTCTATTTGCGGCAGTTCTCTTTACCTCAATATCCTTCAACTTGATTTCCTTATCATCAGAAGCTTTCTTAGCATCTAAAGTAAGTCTATCTCTATCTATAGCTATCTTCATCTCTTCTAAACGTTCCTTAATCTTTTCTCTCTCTAATTCTATATTGTCCTTTACACCGTTATTGTTATCATCTCTGTCTATTTGAACCCCATCATGATATCCTTTCTCTACCGACTTAAGTAACTCAAGCTCCATCTTCCCTTCAATTTCCATTTGTTTGATGAGTATCTCGTGATCTCTCTCCCCTTTGATTCTTTCTGCTTCTGCTTGAATAGCTTGTTGTTGCTGTTTCTGAGCCGCTTCCTGCTCTTGTTGTACTCTTTGTTTTTCTTTTCTTTCCTTCTCATCTTCCATCTTCTGAACCTCTACAATCATGTCAAAGCTATTCTGTGCCTTGAATATACGTATGATTTCAGAATAAGATACTTGACCATTAGGTAAACCTTGAATCAGTGTCTGTTCCAACGTATTAGACAATCTCCTATATCTCTTAGAGTTAACAGGAAACAAATCTATTTGTGCTGAGTTAAACCCTTCATCCTCATTCTCAAATACAGAATAAGTATAGTCATCAAGAACTGCTTGAAATACGACTCCTTTCTTAACTAACTGTCTAGCTGTGTTAAGTACTAGATAGTTAAGGTCTAGCATAATCTGCTCATACCTATTGAACCAGTATTCAGTAATGTGTGAACTTTGTACTTGACTTCGTTCAACGTTACCTACTAGTTCTCTACTAGAAATAGAACCTAATCTCTGAGGCGTTAGTCCAGTCATCTTACTGATCTGTCCTTCCATAGTCTCAATCATTCCAAGTATCTGACTTAAGCTACTACCAATCTCCATATCCATAGGGGTACTTGATTGATTCATATGTCCAGCTAGTTTTCCTTGAGCTACTCCTTTATTACCTTGTTTGAAACTGTCCTTAACTCTAATACCATGAACTTTCATGTACATTAAAGTCTTCTTAACAGTCCAGCCTTCAGGTATATTAGCTAAGTCCATCTCTATAATCTTACCCATATTCTTACTAATTATATCTTCTGCTCTCGCATATAAGATATTAATAAGATATGTAAAGGGTGCAATTAAGGATACTATAGACTTCACTTTATTATTTACAATATTAAAGTAACCTCCAACGTAACCTGATGAACTCTCAAAAGGATTATTAATCCCTGCAACTCTAGGCTCTCTTACTCCATGATTAAGTATATGGTCTCCACCTACGATAGTAGATCTATACCACTCAGTCACGTAACGAACAGTAACTTCTTCACCAGCATCAACGTCTGGAGAATACTCCTCATTAACATAGTCGTAGTGAACTTCTCCTGTATTGGGTTCATAGTACTTTCTTTTAAGAATCTTCTTATATCCTTTCCAAGATACATCGACAACTCTTATATTTCCTTTACCATCAGTAACAGCTAAGTTATTACTATCTCCCCTACTTTGAGGGAAGAATTCATGTGTCTTCTCACCATCATAAGACTGATGCCATAAAGCTATCTGGTCTCTAGTTAAAGAAGAACTACCTGTAACTCCGTCAGTTCCACCACTTTCTATAATCTTTTTCAATTCAGATAAAGAGTCAATATCTTCACCATACTCGTCGATTATCTTACCTCTAGGTAGATATCTAACTTCTGCGATAATCTCTGAATCGTTGACATCATTACTCTTTCCTGACCTTACAGTATAAATATTACTGGGGTCTGTCTTACGAACATAGACACTATCATTTCTTACTCCTACATAGAAAATAGCTTGACCTACAATCATTGCTTCCCTAAATCCTTCAGACTTAAGGTAAGGTAATTTACTGGTCTTCTTTACAATAGATAACAACTTATTAGCCGCTTTCTCATATGTAGAGGTAAACCTGTCAGGCTCTAAGCTTCTTAGTTTATTTCTAACTTCATCTTCTCCCATGTCATTAGAAGTAAGTACTTCTTGAAGTAATTTAGCTGCCGCTTCTCTTCTCTCTTCCATTTTAATTGAAAGGGAATTAGCATCAGTTACTGCTACTCCATACTCTTCATTTCTTTCGATATACTCCCCATGAAGCAAATCTATCTTATCTTTAACAACTGCAAAGTTTTTGAAACTTGGAGTATAGTCAGCTTCAAATAGCTTCATAGTGTCAAATTGCTTTTTTAACTCCTTTTCATTAACTATACCGTCATACAAATCTAGATTGGTTTGCTTGTCTTCATTTGACATCGCAATGTCGTTGCCTTCAGATACTGCTATATTATAAGCAGCTAAGGCACTCTCTTTAAACCACTTCTTAGTCTTCTGTTTAGAAGACAGTTTTTGTATTGGTAAATCTTTCATACTACAAAAATAATAAATTATTACATAAGAAACAAATCATTCATATTTAGTTCCTCTTTATCTCCCCCAGCCAATGAATCCCAAAATGCGTCATTAGCAGGTTCGTATACTTCAGGTGTTACATAGCCTTCTATACCACTGAGACCTTTCTTACCTTCGAAAAGGATAAGTAACATACCAAGGGCACTAACCCTATCATAGTTACCCTCTAAATCCCAACTAGCTAGTTCCTGTAACAAAGGTACAGAGTTGATTTGATCTACCTGTTGCATTTCTTTATTATCGATAATCCTTTCCAAGAGCCACACTTTAATTCTATCTCTACCATAGGTGTTAATCTTAGAAGTACCAGGTGTTCCATATTCCCTCTCATTGGCTACTTTACTCATTTTACGTATTATTTCCGGAGAAGGTTCAAGTAGTCCCAAATGTCCCTTATATTCAAAGTAC